CCAAACCAAACCCTTCCACTAGAGTTTTCCGTTTCCGGATTTTAGTCGCTCTAGGAACGACTACCTGAGATGGATCATGCTCTTCCCAATTTCCATAATAGGAAAAGAGAAGCCTGCTAAGGCCCTCTAAGGGATTGGAAGTTTTTGGTGTTGATAGCACCCATCCAACCACCCAAAGGCAGCATGTTGCGGTGTCGAAAGTTACTTTAAATCCCTGATCTCTCAAGGACAAGGAGCAACTCTCATCAACCACACATAAACACCCAATGGGAGAACTCACCACGGGAATACCCGGATAATGAGACTCCACTAGATGATAGAGGTGTTGGCCCGTTCTTCTCAAATCAAGAGAAAAACACTTACTACTGTATTCACATACAGCAGATGCCAGCATTCCATCTAGGGATCGACGAGATAAGTCCTTCCTGATTTTGAAAGGAGTGATGTTTTCGCCTTCCCAGGCGTCTACACCACAGCTTTCGCGGAAAGGACCTGACACATATGACTTAGAGATATTTACTTTTAAGGCAAATTTCTCAAATACTCTCACCAAAAATGGGAATACTTCGGGACGAATGATTATGTCGTCACCGTAAACATATGTGTCTGCCTTGGCTTCCATAACAGTCATGCCAGAATTAATTCCAGCAGTGACTGCTAGCGCCCAGAAAATACAACTCTCAATAGGGAAGCATAAAGCTGACCCCATCGGAGCGTATTTTAAATGATCTTTAAACAAAGATCCATCTGGGAGCATGGTCGAGGTCGAACGTAATGCGTGTAAATACTTATGGGTCCAATCAGGAAACATAAGATCTACAAGCATCGTTGTTACTCTGTCGGATGCATCTTGAAGATCAATTGTAGCGAATGATCTGGACTTGCTCGAAGTAAGTGCCAGGTGTCCGTTTATTGATTGATCGACAAAGTTAATCCGCCCATGAGTGGTGCTGTGGAGAACCTTCATTAGGTTTTTAGCAACACCTTGTTGAAGAAACATTAATTCTTTAGGCTCACACGAAATCGTGCGAGGTCCTCTAGAATCCTTTGGGACGAAAAGTAGTCGAGAGACTGCTTCCGTTTCGGTGGAACTTCTTACGAAGTTTAATATTTCTCCACACATGGTAGGCGAGATGCGACCATTGGAGCGAAACCCAAAGTAATAATCATACCTTGGGTAAACACGGTGGAGAGAAGGGATATAGTGGCAATTACGCCATTTATCTATATTTTTCTCACCACCAGCCACTGCCCCTGGACCATGTGCAGGGACGATGTGTTTCCACAAAGTCTCTCCAAATGGACTTATCAAGTCTGAGATTATATCTCGGGCATTGATAAGGTCACTGTCATAATAAGAAGGAAAAGGATGTAAATCCAATTCCGACTCATTATCTTTCCACTTTTGGAGAGCAGCAAAAAGTTGCTCTTTCGTAAGCGGAACTTCCAACTTGTATAACAAGTAGAAGAGTGAACGATAAGCTCGTATCACACGAGCTTTCTCAGGGGTAGACCCGCACGGATCATGAATCACATATGAAAACATACGTGCAAAGAGAGGACAAGTGATTGTAAAACCACATGTAAATGTATGATGGGGTTTAAATCCATCTACAATCTCCCCACTCTGGTGAGCCAAAACTGCATCATACCATTTCCCTAACCGGGGAAGGGTCGATGTCAGGAATGACAAACCTTCATGTTCCGATCGCGAAACAAGGTACTTGAAATCTCTATCGCATTCGCGTTTAGGATTCAATTTCCTTGCCTCACGGAGAGTTGAGGAACTCTCAATCAGATCAGCAATGTCGTCGAGTAGATTTCGGATAACACCGAAGAATACTTCGATGCGGCTATTCTGGTTCCCTTTTTGCAAGGTGATACCTCCGCATGGCGATGATCCTCTTTCCAAAGTGAAGCTATTACAACGGCTCGCTCTTCACGAGCGGCTGTGGTCTCCTACTTATTGCGAAGTGCATTTTCCAGCAATTCGCGGACGACTTTGATAATTGACTCAACTGTCGGGTTAGGCTTAGGCTTATCCTTAAGTCGAGAAAATTGTTTCTTGGTCGGCGTTGGAGGCATTTATGCTTCATCTCGCAACAGTTTCTCCACATTTGCATCCAAGGTGAGGAATTCCGCACCAAAGGCAGCAAGATGGAGAATCTCAGCTGTTGTGATCGATGCACCAGGGTCAGTGGTCAAGGTGATGTTTAAAGTCGCCTTTTCCTGCTTACCCAGTGTCGAGTTCCACTTGTCGTGGATAACTTGGAACAAGTGCCGGCGAACCGGTCTTGATCCTTTTACCACGGAAGGTCCGGCGTTGGAATGCCGGATTGAGATACGCCGGCGATCAGTCGTAGTTGCGTCGTCCTCGATATAATCGACCCCACCTTGAAGGCGGGATTGGACAACAAAATTTTGATTGACCGCTGCGTTATCTTTCAGAACGAGAGGATCGGAGTATGCCATGTTGTGTTCCTTGTTGTATGCTACTTTAGCATACCAATGAGTTGTCGGTCCTGTCTCACGACAGTATGGTGATAAGTTTTCACCTGCGCCTTGTCTTTCCAGATTGGATGACAATCGCACCGATGATCGACACGTGGTACCAGTCAGCTGGTAAACGGAAGAGAGTAGTCTGCTCAGGAAAGGGCAGACCTTTCTGTCTACTGTATAACTCGTACTCAAAACCACCATAGCTATAATGTTTGTGATCGAAGGGGCGATTATATATCGCTGCTTCACCACTACATTTGCAATGGAAGGAATGACCATATTCTAATACTTCCACACCCGCATCATACGGGTTGTAGTCGTAACGCCATTGCCATAATCTGGCACGGTAACTTAGAAAATAGTCGATGAGCCAGGAAAAGGGAATTGCTTCCCAAATGATCCCAACAGGATTGTGAAAACCCTGCATTGCTCCCCAGAGTACAGAGAGACCTTTCATTCCTTCCAGAAACCTATCTGGAATCGAAAGAAAAACTTTCGAATGAGCTTGATATTTGAGGGTATAACCCCCACTATATCGTACACCCATGGAATAAGCGCCATTAGGTAACTGATTATTCGGATCGGCTTTAAGAATGTTCACAAGGGTTTCCCCCCAGAACCACTCATTGCCGTCGATACTAACCTGATCGGTTAGATCTCGAGAATAATGCAGATAAACTACCTTGTTGTTATGATTCCTGAGCCAATTTAGCTTTTTATATAAAGCATCCATTGAGCAAAGGATTGCCTGCAAATCTCCGAGAGTAGGCTTGATCGCAAAGTTCCACGCCAGCCATCGGGCTGCCGCTTCTTTGTGACCTTGCTTCAAGAAGCGTTTATACGCAGCTTGATAAGCTTTCAAAGCCTTGTTATAGATGCCAGAGAATTTCTCGACACCTTTAACATTTCCGGTACAAGCCTGGATCAATTCAATTACGAAATTGGCCAGGCTCACATTTGTAGGCACAACATCCGTCAATTTATCCTCAGAACGAAGAGCAAGCTCATCGAGTTGAGGAGAAGACAGAAATGGTACAGTAGTACGAACGAGTTGTCGTGGAGATGGAACTACCCCGAAAAGTAGCAAATCGCCATCGGCATCCTCGATCTTAGGAATGGGGTTATCCCCACATTCCCACCACTCTTGAACACATGGATTCATCCATTCTTGGATATAACCATGGGTATCCCACATCTCATGAGTCTTACGACTCACTTCAATAAGGGTACCGGGCGCAGGAATGTCAATGTCATCTTCTGGTTGTAAAACAATCCAGTCAATTTCACGACTTTCCATTTTGGGGTTACCCCGATATCGATGTCCAGCGTTTCTGCCGGAGCCAAACGATGTTTTGCGTTTCCGCTTTTTACGTTTGATATTTTTATCAGGATTACCACATAAGCCCACAGAGTTCCTCCGCTAGAAGGCGCCTCTCGGCG